CTATCAAGGCATCTATGCACCCGCAGGAGTACAAGGGCTATCTCAAGGGCAACTGCCTGAAGTACCTCTGGCGCTACGAGTACAAGAACGGTGTCGAGGACTTACGTAAGGCCCGTGTCTACCTTGACTGGCTTATCAAAGAGGTTGCCTTATGAAAGTCATTGAAGGTAAGTTTGGTGATAAAACAAAAGAAGAGAAGCTAGAGATACCGACCTCAGAGTTTTTATCTGTGTTTGTTGGTAAGGCTATGGCTCACGAGAACGAGGGCAGGAAAGTAAAGTGTGCTGTTATCATGTACGAGGACGGTGAGATGTTTGAAGTAGCGTCCAACGAGCAGTACCCTGATGGGGTATATATGCTGCTACAGATGGCATCACAAGCAATCATTAATGAGACGTTAGGAGTAACAGAATAGATGGACGCATACCAACAGTACATACACAAGTCACGGTACGCTCGGTACTTGCCTGAGGAGAAACGCAGGGAGACTTGGGAAGAAACAGTAAACCGATACATCAACTTTTGGGTAGACAGGGGATACCTGAACGACTTTGACGTATCAGAGATTTTTAAGACTATTCACGACCTAGACGTAATGCCCAGCATGAGGGCACTGATGACTGCTGGTGAGGCACTAGAGCGTGATAACGTAGCAGGGTTTAACTGTAGCTACCTACCAATAGACCACCCCAAGGCCTTTGACGAACTGATGTACGTCTTGCTATGCGGCACAGGGGTAGGCTTCAGTGTCGAGCGTCAGTACATCAGCAAGCTACCAGAAGTTGCGGAGACATTCCATGAAACCGATACAGTTATTAATGTTGCAGATTCGAAGATCGGATGGGCGAAATCGTTTAGGGAATTGGTATCACTGTTGTATACAGGTCAAATCCCACGATGGGACATTAGCAGAGTACGACCTGCAGGTGCCCCACTCAAGACTTTCGGAGGCCGTGCAAGTGGTCCTGAACCTCTCGTCGATCTCTTCAAGTTTACAGTTGAGTTGTTTCAGGGATCAGCTGGACGACGCCTTACGTCCATTGAGTGCCACGATCTTTGCTGCAAGATTGCTCAAATCGTCGTCGTCGGAGGAGTCCGAAGGTCAGCCCTCATCAGCCTCAGTAACCTCACCGATGACCGCATCAGACGATGCAAGCACGGACAGTGGTGGGTCGATGAGCCCCAGCGTGGACTAGCTAATAACTCTGCGTGTTACACAGAGAAGCCTGACTTTGAGGCGTTTTTAAACGAATGGACAAGCCTGTATGAATCAAGATCAGGAGAACGAGGTGTGTTCTCTAGAGTCGCAAGTCAAAAGCAAGCTGCAAAGAACGAGCGACGAGATGCTACCTATGATTTTGGAACTAATCCATGTAGCGAAATCATCCTCAGACCCTATCAATTCTGCAACTTGTCTGAAGTTGTTATCAGGCCAACCGATACTCTCGCAAACCTCAAACGAAAGGTACGTATTGCGTCTATCCTTGGAACTCTACAGGCGACGTTGACTGACTTCCGTTACCTGCGTAACATCTGGAAGACTAACACAGAGGAAGAGGCGTTGCTAGGGGTGTCCCTCACGGGTATCATGGATCATCCTATCCTGTCAGGACGGGAGGACAAGGCAAAGCTGAAGAAGTGGCTTACGGAGATGCGTAATGAAGCTATTGTTACCAACGAGCAGTGGGCTAAGAAACTGGGCATTAACCCTTCTGTCGCTATTACTGCGGTCAAGCCTAGCGGTACTGTTAGTCAGCTGGTCGATTCTGCTAGTGGGATTCACCCTCGCTACAGCAGTCAATATATTCGCAGAGTCCGTGCAGACGCTCGTGACCCACTTTGTAGCGTCCTAGAGGCCGCTGGTGTCCCTGTGGAGGACGATCTAATGTCCCCCAGTACACGGGTATTCAGCTTCCCTATCGCGTCTCCTGAGGGCGCTGTGACAGCCTCAGACATGGGTGCTATGGAGCAGCTAGACTTGTGGGAGATATACCAGGATTACTGGTGTGAGCACAAGCCATCAATGACCTGCTACTATCGTGATGAGGAGTTTTTAGAGGTGGGACAGTGGCTGTACAACAAGTTTGATAAGGTCAGTGGTATCTCTTTCCTGCCCTACTCAGACCACACGTACCAGCAGGCACCGTATGAACCTGTAGATAAGAAGACCTACAACCAGCTGGTCAAGGACTTTCCTAAGGAAATATCGTGGGATATAGAAGAGGCCAGCGATATGACTGAGGGATCACAGCAACTGGCCTGCACAGGTAACAACTGTGAGTTATGACATAAATAGTATGGAGTAACCCTCGGACTTACCTACGTCCTCTGGCTTCTCTTTAGGGTCATGGGGCGTAGGTATTCCTTCAGCCTGCATCTTTTTAACACGTTCCTTAGAACGCTGGCACATACTGTGGTAGTCGATAGAGGTGTAGCTTACTGTGTGCTTGTCATCGTTCATTAGTTTATCCCCGCTTTCTTAAGTTCTTCACTGCGTTCCTTGGCCTTCTGCTTTGCCTCGTACTCTAGCTTACGTTCAGCACCACCAAAGAGCCAGTAGTACATTACTTGACCACCAGTAGGCAAAGCCTTAATAGCTTTAGCTACATCTTTGTCGTCTTTTGTGTCCTCAGTAATCATAGCTTTTATACCTTTAGACACACCATCTATCAGTTCAACAGCAGGTACAGAGACAACCTGTGATCCTATGAAAGAACCAACTTGCCCACGCTGCAAGTACCTTTCTGTTGAGTACTTACTAAAGAACAATAAGCTAGAGAGGGTCCAAAAAACATCATCATCAAAACTCTCAGGATCTAGTTCACCTGTTGTAATATAATCTTTTGCTTGCTGTACTGTAGCACCTGATAATCCCATAGCAGCAGCGTATCGCAACATATTACCAGCGCCCTCTACTTTTTCCTTAGCACTCCCGTGTATCATCTTCTCTACCATGTCTCTACGGACCAAATCAAGTTGCTTAAGTGCAAATGTCTTGAGAGCATAAAAGATTCTACCGTTAGGCATATTAAGATATAACTTAGGCATCTCTGACAGAGAGATGGGTTGCACATCAGACAACTCATTCCACAACATTAGCTTTACGTTGTCCGTCATTCTGTCGTTAGCCAAGTCATCAATTAATGCAGATACATCGTCGCCGTGCGTGTCTCTGAATCTCTTAGCAGCAGCCTCTGGATTTTTCTTGGCAATCTTAGACCACTTGTGTAGTGAAGAGTTCATCAAGGTTTCTTTGCCCAGCTTGTCAATTTTATTGAATCCTACAGAACTCAGAATAAAATCAAGACTTTTTCCTGTTCCGTTAATGCTAGACATTTCAGCGGCTATTTGGTTTATTAAACCCATATCTTCAACAGTAACTGTCTTCTTTCCTGCTAAACTCTTAATAGTGTTAACTAAGCCGTTAAGATAAATAGAAGAACCTAAGTCTCCTAGCTGTGTTAGCGCAGAAGAAAACTGACCTAGCAAAGATGCGTACTGTAGATTTTTTGTACCTAGTATAAACTTACTAGACGCTTGTTCTCCAAGTTCAAAGCGAGCCTTGAGCATTGCGTTGAGCGTATCAAGTTGATCTGTGTCCATACCACGCTTGGCTGCATCAGCAATGTAGTTAGCTATGCTTGCCTCGGTGTCTACAACTGTAGTACCTTCTTTGTTTACTGCGTGATTGCCAAAGAATTTACGCTTCTCAGTCTCACGCACTGCACGGGTAACGTACATCTGTAGTGACTCTGGTGCGCTGTAGTAATACTGATCTACTATATCGTCAAGTTTTTCTATCTTCCGTTCTTTGGTTATTGACGGTTTACCCCCGACACCCCTGCGTCTCTGCAGGTACTGAGAGATAACTTGACTAATTTCAGGATCGTCTAGTTCTCGCCAGCTATCTACCTTCCTTGACTTAGCGTACTTCTCTAGTACCTGCTCTACTTCAGACTTGCGTGTTGTACCCAAGGCTCTCATCAAGCCATCGTAGTCTTTGACCACGCGTGGGAAGTAGTTTTCTC